TCTTCCAGCCGTTCAGGAAGTTGGTTCCTGATGGGCACGGAAGGGTCACGGCAATTGTGCTTGCATTGTTATACGTCGTCAGGTCGTCTTCATCGGCGTTCGCAATCGTGTACGTTGTCCCTGTCTGCGGGTTCACACCGTTATGCGTTACGAGCGTTTGGCTCGAGTCGGCAGATGGCGTTGTTGAGCTAAGGCAGAAGTTCCCTGCTGACGCGCATGGGAACAGGTAAGTGAAGTACGTGTCCGCTGGGGATGCGCCGAGCTTCAAGTAGGCTGGCGTGGTGTTCGATGCTCCGCTGCCAGAATCCGCCTGATAGAAAGAAGCGGTCGCTTGCGACCCACTGCCCAGCGTGAAGGTGTTCTGCGTGTTGAGCGTTAGTGTGTTGGCGATTAGGTTTCCGCTCACGTCCAGAGACGCCAAAGTCGAGCTTGCTGCGTGATTCTGCAAGCGCCACGCGAAGCCCGTGGGCGAAGTGTCCGTGAACCGCGTATAGAGAATCGTATCTGCGTTGTTGGCGTTCTGGTTCGCTGCCAGCGGGAAAGTTACGCCTCCACCGCCGCTCCCAGGCCATGCGCCGCCATTCCATAAGGGCAAGTCAGTCGAGCTTACGGTGATCGTGTCATCTGCTGAATTCGCGTTGTTGCGGAAGTCAATCGAGTCGCCGTGGGAGAGCCGAATCACCCCAGCCAGGGCCGGATTCGCGGATGAACTAATAAACGGCTCTCCGTTCACCATTATCTGTCCCGACTGGTCGGGGAACGAGAACGTCCGATTGTTCGTGAATATTGTGTGTTGGAGAGTCGCGGTGAAGCCGTCACTGGAAACCGGAAAGCTCCATGAAGGCGTACTGATACCTCCACTGTTTGTAAATATGGCCCCTCCGATCTGGGCAAAATCTCCATTAGCGCCCGCCTCGCTGCTTAGTCCGACAGCTGTGATATTGCACTGGTTGTAGGTCGGCAAGAAAGTTAGTGCGGCTATCGTGTTATTCAGAATGTTGCAATTCCCGTTGGAGTTCGTACTGTCGCCTACAAGAGAAACCATCTGCGTCTGGTTCGACGCAGACTCATCTGTTTGGTACACATAGGCGGTGGACCCTGTTGCCAAACGATAAAACGTCTGCCCTTCCAAGAGAATGTTGCGTGCGTCCTTGACCTCAAAGAGTGTCGTAGTTGTGTCGCTGGTGTTGCCCTCGCCGTGCTGCCCCCAGAAGTTTAGGCCGTTAATGGCTCCAGCGTGCCCGTTCCCGTTAATGTTGACGATATTGTTCCCTGCTCCCGGATGCCCTGCCCAGTCGCCGCCAAAGAAATCAATCTGGCTGATTCCGCCACCTGCGGTCACTGCGTTAGCAGCCGTGATGGTCATGGGCGTGCAGCCCGTGGCGTACTCGCAATCAAGGGAGAGATTGTTGAAGTAGTCGGAGTTGTCGCCAATCGCTCCGCTTATGTCGTGCATCCATACGAGTTTCGGTGCCGCGCCATCCACGGTGATGCGGTCAATTTCACTATCATAAAGGCCCGCAAGGTCAAGAAGCGCGCCCGTCACTGTGGCGGAAGCGTTCCCGCTAATCTCAAATCCGTCAAGAATTGCGTGGGTGGTAATTCCGCTGCTTCCGGGTACGTTCTGAACTGCGGCCAAGACGTTTGCCGTGGACGCGAGAACGATGTGCCCAACAGCAATGGAAGAGGTGGGGCTACCGTGCAGCTGACCGACCATACCCGAACCATCCGTGAACGTGACGCATGGAGTGCTATTCGTTATCGTGCAAGTGAGAGTCCACGGCCCTTGCCAGATAATTGTTACTGGCTTCGCGGATGTGCCGATGGCAAGGGTGCTGGAAATAGTCTCGGAGAAGTTCGGGCTTCCTAGAATCACGCCACCCGATGAGGGCAAGGCACTCTGAGCGGCTGCTAGAGTTAGCTTGCATGTTCCAAAGGGCAGACCATCATTGGAATCATTGCCATCCGTACTGACGCACTGCACCGCATCGCTCGGCTGTGGCTTGACTGCGAAGTTGCTTCCGCCTCCACCGCCCCCGATGTTCACATCCGGCTGCACGTAGGTAGTCAGCGAAGGCCCGTAAAACTGAAGCGTGAACGGCCCAGCGGTTCCGCTCTTGATGTAGAAGTGGAAGTTTCCAAGCCCGTCAGCAGTCACTGGATTTGGCGACGTGCAAACAACGTCACTGGCAGAAGCGCACAGCGGCGCGAGTGGCGTGCAAGGCGTAGTCGTCGTTCCTGCGGGCTGCGTGCAGACGGCGATTGTAGCCCCGCCTGCGGGCTGGCCGGAGCGCGACTGCACAACTCCGTCGTATCGTGGATTTTGCGCGTAGGAGCGCGGAGCGCAGAAAAGCAAGCACACCACGGTTAGGAGAATCCACCTTGTCTTCATCTTGTCCTTCGCTTTAGTTTCGTCAAATAAAAACCACTAAAAACCACTATTACTTGTGGTCAGAGGAAGAATGCACCACAACATATGTATGATACTCAAAGCCTTCCCGGAAGAGCTTAGAAGTCTCATAAAGATGGTGGCTGGAGTATCGGAAAAAAATTGGCGACTCAGCGTTACAACGTAATACTTGACTCGCCTGTAGAACGGGCGTAGCGTGCGAGAAATGGATGTTTTCTGGCAAGTCTTCGCGGCTGTATTCACGGCCATAATGCTTTCAGTATCAATCTTGTCATTCATCTTTTCGCACGAGTTGCGGCGTGAGCTGCGGCGTCGAAGCGAAGAAGAGTACAAGGAATGAACGGCGCTGAAATCTTCGGTGCGATTCTCTTTGCTGTCGTTGCCATCGTGTGCTATATGGCCCGCATGGAAATCACGGAAGAGCGCAGGTTCCCGTGGATCACAATGCGAATGGGGATTGCTGGATTAGCGGCCATTTATTTCGTCTGGCTTCTTCTTTCCTAAAAGTCCTATCGTTCCCGAGCGTGCCGCACGTGCTGGGAATCCAGACCGAAGCGTTTTAGCCGCCATCATCTCGCCAGTGGGCGAAGACAAAATTTCCGGTAGCAATAGACCGGCAGCCGCACCGATTGCTGGAGATTGCCCCTCGCGCTGCGCCAACACACTTCCAATTCCAGCCCCAGCCAGCGCTCCTGTGTGTGCGGCTAGGCGATGCGACATTCGTTGTGTCAATCCAGCCCCACGGTCGATGCTTGCCCCGCGCTGCGCCACAGGAATAAGGCTGGATATCCTTTGATTTATGTCTTTCGCCCCAGGAACAGTGCGGTCAAGCTCACTATCGAGCGCGCTGTATACCTTCCGAATCGTTCCACGCATCGCACCGCGCTGTTCTGGATTCCAGCTTTTCTCCAAGTTCCCTACCCCGCGCTTGAGATCCAAAATCCTGGAAGCGGGCATCTGGCCTGGAAAGGGCTGCCCTGTGCTCATGTCCTTGGTCAGTTGTTCGCGCAGAGCGTGCAGTTGGTCGTAATACCCGCGATTATTCTGTTTGAGCGCTTTGATTTGCTCTTGGTCGATTACTTTCACGGCTGGGCTCGTGCTCGCTGGAGTAGTCGAAGCCGCAGCGCGCTTCTCCAATTCTTGAGTTAATTCACTCGCCTTCTCTTGAGCGCTGTGCCCCACGGTAGCAGGACGGACGCCTTTGGTTTCTTCCAGCGCGGCTTCGCCAGGCGTCCTACCGAATCCACGCAATCTCTTGGTGACTCCCAGCGCCGATTCTGCCAATGCGGGTGCCACTGCACGACCAGCTTCACCAGCGGCACCAAGCGCTCCCCCAACCTCAGCTCCCTGCTTGAACGAACCGCCCTGCAATTTATTGACTCCGCCCGCAGACAGTGCGCCTGATGCCACGCGAACTGCCGGAGCAACGTATTTTGCGGCTTTCGGCAACGCCTTGGCCGCGAGCCTTCCAGCTTCTTCTTCCGCCGCACCAGGCCCCATGAATTCAGCGGCCTGCTCGCCACCATAGCCGACTTTTTCTCCTGTGTTTTGCGGTGGCACTGCGAGGTCAGACGTTCCTGGAATCACTGGATGGAAAAACTTATAAAGGCCGGAACGGCTTGCACGATCTGAAGGAATCGGTTCATACAGTCCGAGCGTGTGATTCGCTCCTTTCTCTGCTCCTTCCAAAGCGCTTCCGAGGAAATGTCCTACACTTGAAGCTATCGGATGGCGCGTGGCAAATGTGGACGGCGCAGCAGTTTGGGGCGGTGGAGTCTTTGCGGGCGGTTGCTCCGCAGTTCCCTTCTTATCGAAGAAATCAGCAGGCAGGGTTTCAGGGGCGCGTTGCTTATCAAAAAAATCCGCTGGCAGTGTCTGCGGTGCGCCCATTATTGAACCTTCTTGCCTCGCTTCCAGCTTCCATCTTTTTGCTTGGTGTACTCATATCCGCCGTGCGTTTGTGTCTGGCTTTGTGTTTGCGGCTGCGCTTCGTCGCCCATCTTCGCGTACCCGTCGAGCCACTCATGCGCCACGTTCAGCGCCTGAATCATGTTCTCAGGGCTTTGCTTGCCCGCGTCGAACATCTGCTGGAAGTGCTCGAATAGCTCGTTGCTCATTCGCCCGCGTGCGTGCGCCAAAGTGACAGCCGTGGACACCATGCCGATTTCGTCTTTGTAGTGCGCATAGGCGGGATCGCTGACGCCGACCTTTCCCTGCCAGAAGTCGTTCCAGCGGCCTTCGGTCGGTCCCAACAGGCCAGCTACCTTCTCCGTTTCGTCGAGCGCCTTGTCGATTTGCGGAAGCGTGGCCTGCGCCTGCTGCTTCATGGTCTTCATTGTGTTGGTGAGTTTGTTCGGGTCGTTCGCCATCGAAGCGCGGATTGTGGCTATTTCCTTGTTGGCGAGATTCCTACCCGTGGCAATTCTCTCGGCAGAAGCTGTTCGTTCTTTAGTTATGTCCTCGGCGGTTTTGTTCTTACCTGTGGCAACTTCCTTCGTGGTTTCGTTTTTGCCCGTCGCAATATCCGCCGCTGACTTCCCTCTGCCGATTTCCTGCTCCAGTCGCGCCGCGTCTTTCTGCTGCACCATCACAGGAGCGTCCTGCCACGGCACTTTCACGGGAACAAGGCCAAACTGCTTCGCCTGCTCTTGGCGCAACTGCTCCTCAGATTGCGTGTTCGCTTCGGAGCGCTGCTCAGCTCGTTCCTTCTCGCCTTGCGCAAGCTCGGTGTCGTAGTCGGAAGTCGCGCCTTTGTAATTCTTCTCGGCACGCTGCTCAGGGGCCACGTTCACGGCTCGATTTAGCCACGGGCTGGAGGCCGCCAGAATTGAGCCTAGTTTCGCCATCCCGTGACGCTCTGGCGGCGCGTAATCCTTCCACTGCGGGCGCGCCGGAGGTTCGACGGCTGGCGCTGGCGACGTCAGCTTTGATATGGCGTTCGGGTCAGTCACAGGCGGCGCGGTTGGTATGGCGGGAGCAGGAACAGGCATGGTGTTCACTGGCGGCGGCACGATAGGACGCGGCGGCGGGACAGGCGCATAACCGTTTTTCGGCTGGTCTTCCTGCTCGTCATCCATGATTGCTGGATAGTCGGCCACTATGACCTTCCCCCTGGATTGAAGGCGGTGTTTATCCAGCCCATTGCAGTTTGATCTCCGCTCGGTCCAGCGGCGCGCGCTTGCAGCGTCGAAGGCCCAAGTCCGTACATCTGCCCCGCCATCTTCATCTGCTCGTCGGTGAGTTGGCCCAATCCGTAAGCCCCAGCCTCTTGATTAGCCATCTGCTGAGTTTGCAGCCCCGCCGCTGTCTTTCCGGCCGCCTGCCCTTCTTCTAGCGCGAGCTGGTCTTGCTGTGCGGGAAGGTTTGAAGCGTTGCGCGTGGCGCTGGCGTTGTTCTTCGCTTCCATGCCAGCAGCTTGGAACGGCGCAGCCGTCGCGCCCATCTCGGAAGTCGTCGCCGCTTCTTTTTGCTGAGGGTTGAAGTAACCCGTCTTCATCAGCGACGTGTATTCGGGCGTGAGTGCGCTTATGCCAGCGTTTGCACCACTGAGTTCGTTCGCCCCAATTGCGTTTGTAACGCCTAATTGTTTTTGAGCAGCCTGCGATTGCCCGCGCGCCACTAGAGAACCTCCCGGTGATAATCAGTCCACAGCGGTCTTTCCCATCCCAACTTCAGCATGGTGCGGTCAAAGGCCTTGCTCTGCGCAATCTCAGGTGGAATCCAGCAAGACACATCCTCGAATCCGGCGAGCTTCGCCAGCTTCGGCGTTTCCTTTTGCAGGATGAGCATTCGGCCCAACTTCTCGCGCTTCGTTCCCGCGCTCGAATCGAACAGCCAATACGCTTCTGCCGTCTTGCGCAGAAACAAGGCATGGGTCACAAGGCCGTCTTCCTCGATCACTACGCGCACCGACATCGCGTCGGGACTTGGCAGTTGGTAGGCGAGTCCTTGCACCACATGAAGTTCAGTGATTCTCGGCAAGTCGCGCTGTTCGTACTCCCGAAAGACGATCATCCTGGCGGCCTGCCGATATTCAGGAATGGCGGTGCTGGAAGTCGATTCCCTTTTGGCGCTGGTGTGTTGGCGTTGATGTAAGTCTGCGCTTTCGTAAGCGCTTCACCGACGCGCGGCGTCTCTTTCGTGATTTTATCGAGTCCCGGTAGCGTTAACGCCATCTGGCGCTGCTCCTATGAAGGCGAACTTCTCCGTGTTGGTCTTTTGCGCATCGAGATAGTGCCTGTGACAAAGAAAACGAATCATCTTCACGCCATTCTCGATGTGCAGCGCTCGCCACTGCGCCCACTGCTTGCATCCTGATTCATCTTGGCAATTCATCATGCGGACATGCCTCGCACGGGAATCGTCGCGTCCTTCTTCATGCAGAACACGAACCGCTCCAACTGAAACCACGACCCAAGAGAGTCGGTCGCAAGCTGAACCGCGAAGCGCTCTCCGTGAAGGTTCACGCATCGTTCCCCATCGCCCGTAGGAAACGTTGAAAGCGTATAGTTGCGCAGATTGATGACGCGATTGGCCTTGAGCACGGAGAGCAGAAGCCCACCAGCGCCAATTGTCCGCCACTTCAGATACCCCAGGAGCTTTCTGTGCGCGCCAAGCTGCAACTGCTGCTCTTCCATCGTCCCAGGGCAAAAGTAGGTCGTGTAGATTGAATTGATCTCCACGCCATCATCTGAAAGCTGATTAGGAGCCTCAATCTGCTGGTAAATCTTCCCGTTGCCAGCACCATTGCCGAAAAACGGTTGCGCGGTCCCATCGCTGCGCTCCGCGAAAGTCATACTATTGGCTGCGATGTTCCAATACGTCCAGTGTCGCCCGCGTCCGTGTGCGAGAATCTTGCCCGTGAAGGCCGAATACACAACCATCGGCGTTGAGGCAATGTCCTGGGCCGAATCGAGCCATTTGTAATCGACTACGAACACGACATTTGGTGCCGTGGCTCCGTTCACTGGCGCGCCCACGAGAATCCGCTTGTTCACTTTGTCGATGCGCACCCAGATGGTGTAACCCGCAGCCCAGTTGATTGAATTCCACACGATTTTGCCCGTGAGCGAAGCATCCTCCTGAATCTCCGGAGTGATTTTTACGGGATCGCCGCCCCAGGTGACATACAGGCCGGAACGTTCCGCGAACACCGCCCATTCCTCCGTCCAATCGACTGCGTTCGGCCCGCAAATGCCGACAGTCGCAGAGACTTCATTTACCGCCCACGAAGCAGGCTCGTTGACTCCATCGTCGGTGACGTAACAGAGGTAATGGTCTTTCGCCAGATAGTAGTTGTTCCGCAGGGGGAATCCGGCGCGCAATTGCTGCCCATCGTTCGGGCGAATCTGCACTTGTCCGGTTATCGAATCGTAAGACTCGGGATTGAAAGCGTGAGAGATGCGCGCAATAGAATAATTGAACGGGGAATTGGTCGGGAAAATCTCGATTGAATCGACGAGGAACGTTCCGCCAGTTGTGGGTATGCCATCCGCATAAACCTGCAACTGCAAATCGCTCGGTGGTGTTGCAAGGGGCGCATTCGTAAGAGTAGCCGTGAATTCGGCGTAATTGGCACCAACTTGCGCAGCGGCTACGGCAAGCCCTGCAGTTGTGAATCCCCCAATCGTGCTCTGCAAATTGATATGCAGTGTACCTGCGACAAGTCTGCCACTGCTCCGTACTCTTGCCCGCACGCTGTAGGAAGTATTGCTGGCAATGATGGCAACTCCAAGATAATCCTCGAACGCGCTTTGCGTCATCTTCCCGCAAATGAACGAGCCGTTGCCTGTGATCGCGTAAGCGTCTCCCCAGTCGGCTGGCAGGCCAAGCCCTGATGCACTTTCGCCGCCAGCATAGAAGCTCGGGTCTTCTGTCCAGCCCAATGGGAACAGGTTTCCATTGTTGTCCTGCATGAATCCGCCATCGAACGTCAGATTGACGAAGTTCGGTTGCTTGTTGCGCTCACCGAGCCAAATCAGACGGGCATTGTATCCGGCAGAAAACGCGCATTCGCCAAGCTCCAACTGATTGAAAAGGTATTCGGCTTGGAAGGACGCAATTAGAATCTCGTCAGAGAAGTCCACGGTGACTGTGGTCGATACATTGTCATTAATCATCATCGTGGGAATCGAGTAGAACGTCCCTTGCGTGGCGGGCGGAATGATAGCCGGAGTGAAAAGTATCAGCCTCGCAACGACATTAGGTGGCCCTGTTGCGATGTCGCTGACGGCAGCCAGTTGCGCTCCAGCAGCGTAGAACGGGGCGGGTGGAGATGGCTGGGCGATGAATCCCTGCCGCGTGACGAACGCCACACTGACATTGTGGCGACCTGCTGAGATGTTTCCAACGATAGTCGCCGTGCCTGCGCTGGTCGAAGATTCATTCTGCCCGATCTGGGCAAAGGTGAAACTGCCCGCAGTCGGGATGGACAGAATCTGGGCGTATCCGTCGAAGGTTGACGAAGCGGTCGCCCCTGTGGCGCTGCCCGTGGCTGTGACCAATGCAAACGTGAAAGTGGTTGTACTTGGAACGGTCTGCACGGTGAAAGTTCCATTGAAACTCGCATCGCTCGCCCCGCTAATCACGATTGTCTGCCCGCTGACGAATCCGTGCGCCGTGGCGGTCGAAATCGTCACTACGCCAGCGACTTGCGTGGCCGTTGCCGCTCCGCCGTGGGCGATATTCGGAATCCCGCCGATAAGCACCGTCCAGCCGACAGAGAAGCCGTGCGCTCCGGAAGTGGTTACGGTCACGATTCCGTTTAGCCTGATAATCGAGGTTACGACTTTGGTTGACGTGCCACCGCTGCTCGTTGGAGTAGTTCCGCTAGAACTGGAGAAAGTTTGCGCATAGTTGAAGTTGTCGGGTCCGGTTACGAGAGTCACCTTGAAAGTTCCGTCGAAAGTCGCATCGGTTACTCCGGCGATGGCTACCAGATCGCCGACGTTCAATCCGTGCGCCGTCGCTGTTTGAACTGAAACGCCTGACCATAGGAACAATCCACCAAAAAACTCCCGGCCTGTGCGCGTGATAGTCGTGATGGTCGCCGGAGACGGCGGACTGCCTGAGCCAATCGTCGCCGCAGGCGGCAGGTAGTTCTGCACGACAGGAGGCGCGCCTGGTCCGCACTGACTCACCCTGTCCCAGTGGATGTCATCGAACTGGCGCGGAATATCGAAGCCGCCCAGGGAATTGAAGAACGCCTGATATTCCCTGCCGAACAGGGTCGTGGATTCGTACAGAAGGTTCGGGTAGGGACGCGAAGCAATCAGATCCAGAATGCCTTGCGGCGTTTCCTTGTAAAAATTGCTGAGGGAATCCCAAACGAGAAGGCGCTGCGCCAGCGTGGAAGTAATGAAGCTTTTGAGTCCGTTCACGGAAGCAGCCGGGTTAAGCGCGGCGTACCCCAGATTCAACAGGCCGCCGCGCGTGCGCACTCCGCCCTGCGAGAAAACAACGTCTTGGCAGAATGGCGATGCTCCCGGCGGCAAGTCCTGCGGAGGAATGGCAGGACAGTAACCGCCAAAAACATCGACGCTCAAATCGACCAGATCAGGGTAGAGCAATCCGTTGGCTCTGAATTACAGCAACGGTGCTGCAAAGATTGCTTCACCACAAATCTTGTCGCCTGTGACGGCACCGGGGTATGCTCCGGCAGCAAGTTCCGTATTGAAAGCCGAGGTCACTTTGAATTTGCAGTTATTCAGAGCGGAGCCGAGAATCGGAAAATATCCGTTGGCGATATTCCCTCCCTGGCTCCAGATGTCGATTTGGCAAGCACCTTGGCTAGTCTCGATAGTGTCCGGCCCTCCGATGAACGATGGGTCTTTAATGGCCTTCGTGAAGTCAATCGTGTCGCCGCCGGAAACGTAATTGCCGGAAGCCACCAAGTTGAACGCTACGCGCAGTTGCTGGCCTACCGCCTTAATGCTTGTGATTTGAACTTGCAGTGCCATTCTTCCTCCTTAGATGATTGGCCGCTGCGAGCGTCCGCCACGCCCCGAATAGGGCTGCCGCCGCACTTGCTTGCGTTGCCTGCGGCGCGCGGATACCATTCGCAGAAGCATTATTTCTTCGTCAGCAGTTGCCTTGAACTGTGGCGCAACCATCCCGCCGCGCGATTCGCAAAAAATCTTTGCGCCCCAATACGCGGCTGCGTTTGTCACTCCCCGGATAGGAACCGGGTCGGTTACAGCGACGAGCAAAGGAAGGTGCTTCTCGTATTTGACCTTTACATCCTGAACCTGAAGTGCTCCACGGAACCTGAGCCCGTCAGCTTTCCATTCCCAATCGACCAGGAAAGTCTGCTGAATCATATTGAGCAGGCCGTCATTCGGCTGCTTCATCGGCGGTCCAGTGAAGTTGTTCGTCCCGTTCTGACGCTCCCACAGTTTCAGCGGAAGAATCAGGTCGGTGGGCAGTTGCGGAGTTTGCGCGAATACGTTGCCGGTTCCGTTCGGGTAAATGATGTTCGTGCCGGAATCGTCAACGATCAACCGCCCTTCAGGGTCCGAAATGGGCATGGCCGGAAGTCCGATCAACCATGCTTCGCCGGTATACGTCTCCATGCCCACTTGCGCCAGTTCCATTTGCACCCGCTCATACGCCCCGTTCAGAACGTCGAACGTGAAAGGAGCCGTATCGGTGAGCACGTCGCCACCCGGAACTTCACTGTCGTTCAGAATCATGCGAAGGCGATTGAGCACCTGTTCGCAGGTGACGTATGCGCTGGTTGCGAGTACGGGCATTTACTTCTTCGCGGCTCCTGCGGTGACTGGTTCTGCATACCTGTCGGGATACATCTTCATCGCGCGCTCTTTGGCTGGCATCTCGCGGAGAGTTTCGATTCCTTCATCGAGCCATCCGCCGCAGTGCGAGCAAGAAAGCACGTTCTCTTTGATTTTCGACCCACAGCCAGGGCAATCGACAAGCTGCTGAGGTACGTACGACCACGGCCGCTCCTGCCCCAGCCGCGTACATGACCTGCGGTGAATCTCGTTGATGTTCTGCTGTTCCGTGGGGCGCGCCCACATCCGGTCGCCTTCGGCCACAAGACGCTGGTCCTCGATTTGCAGTGCGTGCTTGGCGCGCTGCACTTCCTTTTTGGTCACTAACTTGCGACATTCCTTGACGAAATCGGCGCGCAAGTCTTGGATGCGGAAGGAGATTTCCTCTTTCTCTTTCTTGACGTTGTCTGGCTCGATGTTCACCGCGACAATGGCTCCGGACTTGTTGTCCTTGCGCATCTTAACGTCGGGCGGATTGAAGTTCAGAAACTCGATTTCCTTTTCGAGCGCGTTCAGTAGCTCTTTGGGAAGGTCAGGTTCCGCTTCACACAGAAGCAATCCCCACTTCTCTTTCGTACCTGGCGATCCGTAGCCGTGCGAGGCTGCGTCGGAGCGCATCCCGACAATATCGAGCGCCAGTGGCTTCGATTTCAGCCAGTGCATGACGCGGCGCTGGTCGCCAATGTCCTGAATCTCCGGCGTCGGATAAACAACGAGAACCGCGAATTCCTCATTGGCCTTTTTCCCTGGGACAATCCACGTTCCTGAAAGCCCGTTCGAGTGAAGCTGCTCTTGCTCGCTGACATTTATGATGATGCTCGCTTGACTCATCCCTCTCTCCTATTGGACAACGAAGTCCTCACCACAGAACGGCCTTAACCCATCTTTCAGCCGGTCTTGTGTGATGCGTACAAAACCAAGTTCCTTGCGTTCCACTTCTTGCTCGATGGCCGCTCTGCGCTGCGCCAGCGAGAAAGACTTCCGGCCATAGACAATCATTTGAACCAATCCCTCGACGATTTCAGGGTAGAGCGGAATCGGATTCCCCTGACTCGTCCCGTCATCGGTGAGCGGATAGCAAAGCTCGTACTCTCCGCGCGAGGGATACGGCCCTGAAGTGTCCACGGTACTGATGCCGACTTTCTCTTCTCCGGCCTTGGCCCACTCTTCGGGCGAGCCGTACTCTTCCGGCGGCCGCCACATTTCCAAATGCCAGCAATTACCCGGCAGATACTTTGGCACCATGCGCGTTTCCACTACAGACTTCACGAGCTTGGTGAACGGCCTTGATTCGGAGTAACCTGTCAGCTTGTCTCTGAGCGTTGCAACGCCGTGCTCCCATTCCTGCCACTCGCCAGAGATGGGAACAATGCGGTTATAGCCCCACACGACGCGGAAGTTCGGCTCACCGAAGAGGTTGTTTCCGCCCGCAGTGCGCAGACGTTCCGTGACGCTATCGGGGCAATCGTGATGCTCGACCTTCTCCCGTGAACTCTGCTTCATTCGGGAACGACTGGCACGGGCTTCGGAGGAACGGGCAACGGCGGCTCGGGTTTCGGCTCAATTACCGATACTTTGGAAACAAGCTGAATTCCACCCGACGCCGTGCGCTCGACTGACACAACTTCCGCGTGAAGTTCGGCCTTGTCAGAAGCAAGCTCGAATGGGCCGTCTGCCTCAAGCTGCGAAGTCAGAATGTGATTGCCATCCTTGTCTGTTTCTTTCGATGTTACATGCATCATGAATCTCCTTTCAGGAAAAGCAAGGGGAAGCATTCGCCTCCCCTCGCGGTTGGGGTTTAGTAGCCTCCGACGGGAAGCGCAAGGCCGTCGAAGAAGAAACCAAAGCGCGGACAATCCATGAACACGTTGAATACCGTGTCGAAGTACGAGATGTATCCAGCCAGCAATCCGCCTGACTGCCCGTACAGTTGGAACACAGTTTGTCCGCCTTCCTCGAACAGGTCCACTTCCTTGGTCACGCCGCGACCCCAGTGCTTGAGCGCCAAAACGTCAATGCGCTGGATGGTGGCGTGAATGCTCGTCTTGATGGGAATCCCGCCGAATGTCTTCGGAGGACGCCGCTTGAGCATGTCTTCGGAGTTGTTTCCGGTGATTTGCGCCTGGATGTTGGTCGTCACGGTGATTCCGACGTTCTCCCATGCCGCCTCCTGGTCTACGTTCATGAACGCAACCAGAGGCTCATCGAAGTCAACGCCAAGAACGCGCCGCAACTTGTTTTCGCCCAAGCGCCGCAATGCCGGCGTGATCGTCGCGCCGCCAGCCGCCACGTGGGGAGTCTTCAGCACTTCAGGGTAAGTGGAACGCGCCAGATTGTTCCAAGACCCAGAAGCTGAATCCACGTGGTTGTAAAGCAAACCCTCAAGCGAGACAGGGTTCGCTCCGCCAGCTCCCTGCGAGATGTTGATGACCAGTGCGTCACCGACAATCGTTCCCGCGGGAAGCGCGTTGAGTGTGATTGTTTTGAGCAGCGGGTCAACCGCCGTGACCGTAGCCAAGCCGCGCGAAGCGGATGCCAGTCCCGTCGGATACACCTGAATATCCTGGTTGAAGTAAAAGATATTCGGGTTGACCACGCCAATCGTGGTTCCGCTGATGCTCTGAATCGAATCTTCCTGCCCTGTGCCGTTGGTCTGATAGACGCAATCGAGGAACCGCTTGAACATTTTCATCGCTTCCGCGACTTCGCGGACAGCAACGTCCTCAACCGCTTTATCGTTTCCCTTCGTCGCGTATTCCGCGAGCTTCGATACTTCAAACGCCCAGCGGAATTGCAGCGTCGAAAGCGTGCCAACGTCCCAGGTTGATCCAGAGCCACGACCCATGTCGTCGAAGTCGGCTGTTCCCTGCGAACCTTTGCCTCCAGGACGGATGAGCATCGGCAAGCGAATGTTGCGGGTGGAGGCGTCGATGACGTCTCCGCGCTTGTCAATCATGTCCAGCAATACGTGCTCCTGCTCATAGGCAGTCGGAACGTTTTTGCGGACCTTTTCAAGCTGTAGCGCTACTGACTGAAGATTTGAAGGTGGGGCCATAAGGCCATTCTCCTGTTCGTCGTTGAATTTTTAATCTGCCGCTCAACGAGTACTCGGGGGAACGTGCCCGATAAATCTGCGTTCACTTCGGCTCGCTTTCTTGCTATTGACCCAGGTGCTTGCCCGCCAAGACTTCAGCGGTCGTAAATGGACTTCCGTTTTCCCGATACCACCGGCCAGCAATCTGACGCGGCCCTTTGGTGGTTTCAGTTTTCTTTCCACCGGATGCGGGAGGTGCAGTCCGTGCGGTTCCGGCGCGGCGCGCAGCGGTTTCCCGGTTGTTTTGAACCATACTCGGCACTTCCTTTGCCAAGACCGTTCTGACCATGCGATTGAGCAGCCAAGGTTGTGACCATGCTGCTTTCACAAGATTGTTCGTTTCCGAAAGATTGCGCGATTGGTACGCTGCTCTCAGCTTGCGCATGAACGATGGGCTGTTTTGCAGAAACTTCTCAGTGCTCGCCACAATCTGTCCGACAATCTGATTGCGCTTATCTTCGGAGATGGAATTGACCTGCATGAGCCTCTTGACCGCAGGATGGGCGCTGACAATATCCCGCTCAACCTTCAAGTTAGAAGAGGCGAATGAATTGTGGAACTTTTTCTGCTCGCCCTTTTCGGCTTCAGCCTTCGTGCGGTCAAACGATTGCCGGTCGCGCTGCAATCGTTCCTCTTCGGCGCTCGGCTTCGGACGTTCGGACGTGTAGCCTTGCGCCCAGTTGAGCAGCTTACGCAATCCGCCTTCCAATCCTTTGGCTTCAAGTCCTTTGGCCTCTTCCGCCAGTTCCGCAATGAATTCAGGGATTTCTTTCTGTGCGAGCGTTGCGCCCAAAATGCTGCCCATGACTTCGTTGTAACTCTCGCGGTCCAGGCGCGCCCATTCGCGGGGAATTGTCTTCAGTAACGACACAGCCGCGTTGCGGTCCCGGTCGAAGAAGTTGCTGATTATCTGAACATGGCCGGGGTAGTTCCCTTCCTGGTCGCGTTGGTCGAAGTTGCTGTCCAGTTCTTCGATTTCCTTTACATCCTCAAGAAGCGCCTGCACGTCCGCTTGGCCGTTCGGGAAGTTGTCGCGCATTACACGCGCTTCCGCTACAGTCGGGAAGATTTCGCGCAGCGCTGCTTCCCTGCGGAATACAGCCTCGACTTGCTCTTGCAGCTTGGGGTATTTCGTGAAGACTTGCCCAAGCTCGGGAGCCTGCTTGACGATGGAACGCAGTCGGGCAGATACAGCGCCGCGAAACTCGGATAACTCCGGCTCTTCCTTGGTTTCTCGCGGCTGCTCGGCTGACTCCCGCTCTACGGTTTCCTGCGGCTCAGGTTGAGATTCATCTACGGTTTCAGTCGGAGTCTCAGCAACCTCAGTCGATACGTCTCCTGCGTCAGGAACTTCCGTCGTCATCAGTTCTGTGTCTTCGGCCATCGCTTCCCTCTTATCCGCCCATTCCCGCATTCGGCGGCTCGCTCGTAGGCGGCGCGCCCTGGGGCGGTATCCCAGTTGGCGGTCTCTTCTTTGCTTGCTCCAAAGCTACTTGAGCTACAAAATCTTCCGGTGAAATGTTGATGCCCATCTGAGCAAGGGCTTGAGCCTGAGCTTCGGGCGGCAAGTCCTTGAAGTTCGCTGTGAATGTCTCGCTGATCGGCTTCTGCGGCGGCGGAGCCTTCGGAATCTGAGCGTCGTGCTGCGCCTTGTGCTCTTTCACCGCCTGCCAGCCCATCGGGTTTTGCCTCTTCGCTTTCTGTCCTTTGGCGCTGCTCATCCAGTATTTGCAAGTCGAGGATTCAATCTGGTGGAAGTCATCAGAATCCACTTCGACCATCGGCGCTACACCGGAAAGCATGTCCTCGCCCTGCGGCATCTTCGTAAGCTCTGCGATTTCCTTGAGTTGCTTGCGAATCGAGTCGATACCGGGAACCTTCAAGTCCTGAATGCCAATGAGCTTGACTATCAGTTCCGCATTCTCAGGGTCTTGGACAAGCTGAGAGCCGTAGGGCGAATCCATGACTTGCATCAGCGTGGCGCGCTGTTGATTCCACAGGACAGGATAGTTCTCGTCGCCTTCGGGATACGCTTCAGCCTCGCCCTCGAGCGCGCTGACATCGACAGACTCAGATTCAAAGTCGCCAGATGCTCCCAAAACGGGCACCTTGACTTCGCCTTCCGCGTGCGCTTCAAAGCAGCGGCAAGAAAGCGTCATAATGTCGGCGTGGGCTTGCTTCAGGTTGACGTAGAATATTCCCATGCGCCCCATCGCCTGGTCGCGCTGCATGGCTTGCTGTCCCAAAGTGTCTGGTGCGCCTTGCTCGGCCCCAGCGCCAGTCAGGGCCGGATACGTTCCGCTCAACTGGTCGGAGATTGGCCCGATCAATTCGTTCGTGTGCTGGTACATATCAGGGGAAACGGAATCGGCCCGAAGCTGCATGATGCGGTTGCCAATGACTTCGTTCGGTCGAAGAGCCACTTCCACTTCCAAGCCGGGGGCCGCACGTTGGTCTTCGTCCGCATTCGAGTCCCAGGTATCCGAAGCGCGATAGGTGATCGGAATCCCGTATTCGTAAGTCTCGGCCTCGATATTCGAGAACGTGTTTACGCGGTCTTGAATCGAGAGCATCGACTGGCCGATTGACGGCCTGTGCTGGCCGCGGCCCGGCATTGCGTGGCAGGTGACAATAGCATCGTCCATCGACTCGGCTGCGCTGCGGCAGTAGACAGTCCCCGTGAACTCAACGCGACAGCCGCGCGGGAACGCGTCGAGCAGTTTCTGGCGCTGCTCTTTGTCGTCAATCATCCAGAATGCCGTTGGCCGGAACCAGCAGCGAACGAACGTACAAAGGTTCATCTGGTTCGCGCCAGTCTGCGTCAAGAGCTTCGTATTCTCGGCCACGCTCAATCGGGCATTGCGCTCAAACACGTCATCCGAGCCAAGATTCAATCCAGGCTTGATTTTGTCCGCCTGCTCAGGGAAGGCGGCGCGCAGTGTCGAGTAGTGGATTTCATCTTCCAGTCCGAAATAATGGAACTGGCTTTGCTCGTTGGTCTTCTGCGGGCGGCAGCAATTCAGTGCTCCGTAAATGCTGATTACCTGCCTGCCTTTGGGTATCTCCTGCTGTTCACTATCTTCAGGTACGGGAATCGGCTCCTCGGAAGTGATATTTTCTTCGGTCAGCGGAGTACCGCATTGCGGGCAAGGCACGGGAGGCTCGGCTTGGCTTGCAGGCGCTGACCATCCACACTTCGGGCAGACAATCGATTCGTCAACGTCCTGCGACCCTTGCGATAGGAGTTGAACCGAATCCACGCCGTACTTCTCGCCGTCCGCGACGTAGCGCGTCCACCAAGCGATAAATCCACCTGTCCACGCGTGGTAGGCTTCTTCCTGAAGCAGTTTCTGAACCGGATTCCAGCGCTCAATCAGCTTCGTGAGCTTCGTGCGCGCTTCCGCTGTCTCAATGTCGTTCTCTTCGTCCGCATCGTTCGGGAAGAATCGCACTCTCGGCGGCGCGCCAGCGATTGCTGCGATGGTCATAAGCCCGCGCGCCTGGTAGATATTCGTCACAAACTCGAACCGCGGCATGTCGTCGATGTTGACGTCACCGTAGTTCGCGGCTTGTTGCGTGGGCAGATTCCAGCGCTGGTCTTCCGACGACCACCAGATGTATTGACGTCCGCCCCAGTAGAACTCCTGCTGCTTGGTGTCCTTGACCTCGACAAGACGGCTGAAACGGTCTTCGCCCTTGCACTTCGTGTAGAGGCTCATAAGAACCTGCTGCGCTTCCGTGTCATTGGCTATCGGGTCGTCAGACGAGCTTTCGCCCTGCTCGGGTGATTCTTCGCCTGATTCCGTGTCGGCCAGCTTGTCTAACTTTTCGTCGTCAGCCACTTATAGCGGTTTCCAGTGCCTCTTTGCCATGCGTGCGAAGTTAGCTTCCTTGCCCAACACTCCACCGGCATGGGATTCCTTCTGCGCGTATTCCTGAAGGCCGTATCCTGCGGCTTTTGCCTTCTCGGTGAACAGACCGCGATGCGACGGCTTGATGTGCATCTTCTTTTTGCGAACACCCACGTGTTTCATCGCTTCTTCTTGCGCGGCCCTACGTGCGGCTTCTTACTTCCTCTAGTACCCGACAGGCTGCCTTGTGGTGTTGCTGCATCCCACTCGGCAACCTTACTGCTACCGCCAAGCGCCCTGAGGCCCGCAGGTGAGTGCCCCCAGCGGGCTTGCTGTACCGAGTCCCACGGCATTACTGAGCTGGCTGAACTGGCGTGTAACCCCAGACGCGCGCTTTGACCGCTCCGGCCCCGGCGTTGGACGTGCCCGCCGTAATCAAAATGGCAGTCAGCGCCGAAGTTGTTCCGGTGCTCGCTGGTGCGGCTTGGTTCGCAAGGCAAGTCGTTCCTGCGGTCAGCGTGGAATCCGCAGAGCAGAAAATGCCCGTTGCGCCCGAAATGCCGACAGCCCAGTTAGCCGACGTGGTGATGGTCGTAGTTACGCGCCCCGCTGCCCCTTGATTGTAGAAGTTGGTCGGAACGAACGTGGTCGAGGTAGTCGTCAGGCCTGTGGTCGAGAGTGCGACAATGCCCGTGTCCGCGATCCAGTAAACGAGTCCTCCACCCTGGTTGCCAGCGTCGGTAATCGCTTCCTCGATGCCGTTGTCGCCGGAATTGACGGGCGCGCCCTGGCCGTGCGTGTTATTGAACGTCCCTGTGACCGTGGCGCAAAGCGAAGACCCGCCAACGCCAAGATTGCCCGCAGGACACGCACCAATCGTAACGCCCGAAGGAGTAACCGTTTCGGCGTTCGCATCGTTGACGCGGATCGGCACGTTCGTATTGAAGACTGCGGCCATCGAGATGGTCGTACCGTCGGCCAGCGTCGGCCCTAGGCCGCCTGGAACGGCCACGACAATCGACGTGCCCGCGCCTGTGGTTCCGTTGCCTGATACGACCGTGCCCTGCCACGTGGCATATCCAACGGAGTAGTACATTCCGCCGACGTGATGCAGGTAAGACTGTTGCTGGGGATTCTGCGCGAACGCCGCCATTGTGAGCAGCATCACTGCGCCAATCAGACTGATGATCTTTCGCATTTCCTTGTTCTCCTCGTGAAAAGTTTAGACGCCTGGTCCGAATCCTGATTCGTTTTCCATTTCGTCCCCGGCCGAATAGCCGTGATCTTGTCCCTCTGAGCCGCCAAGCTGCTCGTGGATGTGCTGCGCAATGCCTTCCGAGTCGCCGTGGCCGTGCTCGTGCTTCTCGTGTCGTCCATCTTGGTGCAATATGTGGACTGTGTGACCCTTGGCGTGGGAATGGATGTGAATCTGCGGGCGGTCGTGGCCGCCGTGCTCTTTCTTGCCTTTCGGCTCCGGCTTTTTCTCTTCTTCGCCGCCGCTAAGGTGTCTGCCCATCGCTGGGTTCATGAAGTGTGACATTTGGCTCTCCTTGAGTTACGAAATCGCATGTCCCGCAACTGAAAACCTGCGCTCCGTCTTGCGGGTCGAAATTGTTGCAGCAACCGAGCTTAGAACTGATGCCACCTTGCACTTCAACCACTTTGCAATCCGCGTCCTTCTGCGCTCCCTGAAGCTCCATGTAGCCCGCAAGCTGCTCAGGAATGCGGCCACGCAGCGCATCGGTTATCCGGTCAGCCAATTGGCTTCCTTCCTCCATCGGTCAGTTCGAGGATCCATTTGCGTTGCGGCCAGCTTAGACCTTTCAAGCTCTCGGCCTTTTTGCGCTTCTCAAGCGGCACATCGGCAAGCGTCTCCGTGGGCGAGCCATTCGCATCGCGCTTGGTGACGAAGTGGCGTTCAAGATCCAAAACACGCGCTTCCAGTTCTCGTATCTTTGCGAATGGGTTGTAGATCACGGCCATTACGCGAGCCTCGTGATCTTCACGGTGCAGCCCACCGCGTTTGCGCCCTTGGTGCGCACCACGCGCATGAACTTGCCGCCTGTTGGCGACAGGTCCGCGCGCGCTACGTTGTTGGTGTTGAATGCGGCAATCGTGTATGTGGCGTTCGCGGGCGTAACGTAGAAGCCATCCGCATCCGTATCAGCTTCCTGGATGGCGAACGATTCTCCGGCCCCAGGAGCGCCGTTGGTGTGAACTTCTACGCAGACCATTGGCGGCGTGTCGCCTGCCTGGGATTGCAGGTCGACAGCAATGGAAGCCTCGGTCGCGCCGGCTGGGGCAGCCTCAAACGCCACGTTGTTGTCGCTGACGGGAAGCTGCGTTGCGCCCACAGCCAATACGCCCAGCACGTAGCACGATTCGCCCTTCTGCAAGGCGATTGGCGATGCGTTCGATGCCGCGGGAACAAACGAACCTGCGCTACCGGGGTATGCTGGCATGTTTTACGCTCCTGTCTGTGGCCGCCATATGCGCCCTAGTCCGCCGCGCCTTGCGTGCCGTCTGCACTGCTCCGCAATAGTGGCGCGGCGCGATAGCTGGGCGACGGTATTAATTTCCAGTTCTTCGACTTGCTTGTTGCGGGATTCAGCGAAGTCCTTGATGCGCTCCTGGGCCACTTCAGCCACAGGCATCTCGCCTGCA